CGATTTCAAACTGCTGCTCAGCTGTCAGCTGAACTGCCATCCATTCACCGAAATTCATTCCGTTTGGGGCGCAGTGCCCCCATGTTGCCCTTGGACTGTCCGAAGTGCTCAAGCACGACCTTGCGCGTGCCAATCACAAACAACCGACTGAGCGATCAAGTTGTGCGCCGCCGCGTGTGCGCCGACTGCGGCCACAAGTGGTTCACAGTCGAGGTGACGGTGCCCGATTACGCGGTGGGCTGGAGCGCTGCCCACCTGCATAAACCGGTGCTGCGCGTACCGCTGGAGCTGAGCACTGGGCACACCAAGCTGCGCGTGGAGGCGGTGGAAGAACGCGACCGGTGGGGACGTAACGGAATATGACAGCAGCGGTGCACGGTGCGCGGCCTACGGTGTATAGTGGTGACACGAGGGACGGGGATCCCTCGCTAAACAATCTCCCCCGCGGAACCGGGTACACGACGCGTCACCACGAGCCCAACACGCCCTAAGTAAGGCTGCACCGCCGGTTGGCCCGGCACACCTATCTACACCGCGCCATGCTCACCGCCACTCTCCTGGTGATCTGGAAGCTGTTCCTACCGCTGCTGCTTGTGATCGCAGTGATCGACTGGCTCACCGCCAGCAACGATCGCCGCGTCCGCATCCTGCGGCGCACTGGCCTCACACAGCAGCAGATCGCTGATCGCCTCAACCTGTCCCGCTACCGCGTCCGCAAGGCGCTCGCATCATGATCAACCTCATCAACAACGCCATCTGTTGCCTGATCGCCGCGAGCGTGTTCGCCATGATCGGCATTGAATCCGGCGCTCATCACAGCCCCACCCACAGCGGCACGCAGCAGGTGGTGCGGCATGACTGAACCACGCCGCTACTACTTCCGCATTCCAAGCGCCAATGTCTTTGAGTGCGTGACCGCCACCAGCCTCACGGAAGCAAAACTGATTGCCGCCGATGACTGGCTCGAGTGGTGGTCAGAACTCGAATGGATCAACGTCGAAACCGTTACTGAGAGCGTCAACTATGGCTGAAATGAAAGGCGCCCTCTTCCAGTGGCGCAGTGATCCTGAACAGGTCGGCAACTACGGCGAAGGCGTCAGCCGTCCGCGTCAAAATGCTCGCGTGCGTGACTTCAAGGTGACCATCCGCTTGAGGGATGCACGTCCGATCACGTGGTACACGCGCGCCGAATCAAAGCGCGCTGCTGAGAAGTACGCGCGCAATCGCTGGCCAAATGCCTACGCAGTGGAGGTCGAATGATCCGCGCTGTGCGGCGACGGGCTCGCCAGTGGTACCATTAAAAGGCAGCGCGGTTGCCGCCGCCTGCCCACGATCACCCGCTACAGACGGATGACAATCGAAAGCCTAAGCAACCAAGAAATTTGGCTGCCAATCTCAAGCTTCGAGGGCTTCTACTTGATCTCGAGCCTTGGTCGAGTGCAAAGCCTTCCAAGGGTCATCTACGAACACAACGGCAAGCCTCGACGCATCAAAGGACGCATCGTTACTCCCAAGCGAACCGGGAAATATCTCGGCGTCCATCTTTTCAAGAATGCTCAGGGAAAACGCCACTATCTACATCGGCTTGTAGCTGAAGCGTTCATCCCTAATCCCGAAAACAAGCCCTGCGTGAACCACAAAGATTTTGATCGCGACAACAACCGCGTCGAAAACCTTGAGTGGGTTACGCACGAAGAAAACACGCTTCACTCCGCAGCTGCCGATCGGCTTGGAGCTGTAACGCCAAAACGCGGATCCGAATGCCACTCTGCTCGCTTCAATGATGAAACTGTTGCCCAAATCAGGCGTGAATGGCGCCGAGGCCAAACTGCTGAATTTGCTCGACGCTATGGCGTTACATGGCGCGCGATGGACATGCTTATTCGCGGCCGGACTTGGCGCCACATTGATCCAGCCGCTGCCCTTGATTGCTAGGCCCGTGACAGCAACCGTATACGCAACCGAGTTTCACGGACGCACCACGTACTGCGGTGGCATCTACGAGCACTGGGGCATCAGCGCCGCGCATCCATGGCTGCCCTGCGGCACACCGGTGCGCGTCAGTCACCGCGGCCGCACGCTCACGGTGCGCGTCACCGATCGTTGTGACTGCGGCTCGATCGATCTCAGCGCCGGTGCTGCTCACCGCCTTGGCGTGCCGCTCGATGGCATTGCCACCGTTCGCATAAGCCACCCATGAAAACTGAACACCCGATCACCCCGCCGCCTGAGCTGGTGCAGCAGTGGTGGGACGGCACTCACGGTGCTTTCTACGAGTTTCAAGCTGTCACCACTCAAGCCGCCCGCTGGGGCGCCGACCAAGAGCTGGAGGCGTGCTGTGAGTGGCTTCACGCATGGACGCAAGACAAGCACCCAGGAGGGATTGAAAACCTCCGCGCAGCCCGCCGCCCCAAGCCGCCGAGCTTGAAGGAGCAGGCGTTGGCTGCACTCAAAAGCGCACCAAGTCCTAGCTGGCCAAACCAAATGAGAATGCTCACTCCTCAACAACACAATCTAATCCGCCTCGTACTGGAGGCACTGCCCGAATGATCAACATCGATAGCAACCAAGGCCGCATTGGCGAGTTTTGGTGGATCAATTCTGATCCCTCCAACATTCACACAGTCGACCTGCCGATCGCGGCAAACGTCGATGTGAAGCTAGTGCTCTGGGGCACCTGCGGCATTGGCCGCGACATCCACGTTGTAATGGCACCCGTAGGCGCCAGTGTCTGACACCCTCCACCGTGTTCAGCAGCTGCTGAGCGACACCAGCGCCTTCCATGCCGGGCAGACTGAGGAACGCCAGCGCATCCGGCAGCACTTGATCGACATCAGAATCGACCAGCTGCAGATCATCGATCGCCATCACCGGCAGCAGATCTGCACCGAACTCCTACAGCTGCGACAACTCCTCGAACCATGATCGAATCCGTGAAACTCGACCAGATGCGCGCCGACATGATCGACGCGCTCTATGAACGCAGCGGCCGCACCTGCTGCACCTACACCGGTTTATGGGAGGAGTTCTGCCAAGACCTGGCGGCCAACTTCCGCGACACGCCATACCCTGAGCTGCTTGCCCGCGTGGTGCGCGCCATGGATGCCACTGAATCGGTAATGACGCAGAAGCTGGCGCAGCAGGCGATCGAGGTCTGCCGCCAGCAGCTGCTAGGGGATAAGTGGCGATGAGCAGGCCATTCAAACGCGGCGAGGAAAATGTCGCCGTGATCCTGAGCGAAGAGCTGGTGCGCGAGCTACGTCAGCTTCGCGCTGATGGGCTCAGCTATCAAAAGCTCGCCGATCGGTATGAGATCGACAAGAAACACGCATGGCGCATCTGCCAACGCATTGCATGGAGCTGGCTGGAATGACTGACCCAATCAACCCATCCCACTACCGCCGCGGCCCGGTCGAGGCGATCGACGTGATTGAGGCTGCAGTGAGCGATGCGCCGCACATGGTGCCTGCCTACCTGCAGGGCCAAGCGCTGAAGTATCTGCTGCGCATCTGGTGCAAGGGCAACGCGCTCGAGGATGCCCGCAAGTGCCGCTGGTATATCGATCGTCTTATCGCCAAACTGGAGGGATGATGACTCGCCTACCCGGCTTGAATCTGATCGAGCGCCTAGCGCTGCGCATCCTCACGCGCAGCCGCAACACTGGCCTGGTGGTAGTGAAGCCCTATGGCTATGGCTGCATTTTTGTGGCATCAAACGTCGCGGACCCAGTGGCTGCCTATGTGACCGATGGGCCAGACGAGCCGGATTCCATGATCCTTGAACGCATCTATCACCAGCCTGCTGCTGGGGAACTGGAATGATCAGCCTGCACGGCGGCCGTTTACTGCTGCTGTGCAGCCGATCCGACAAGACATGGCACGCGCGCGTGATGCTTGGCCCAAAGCCTGAGCATCAGATCGAAATGGATACCGGCACCGTGCAGCTGCAGGCCGCACTGATCAAAGCACAACACATCTACCAGGCTGCGCGCGCCCGGTTGCGTCCTGCCGGTGAACCGCTGATGTGCTGGGATTGCCAGCATTGGCAGATGCGCCATCAGCGATGCGGGTTGGAGTTGCCAGAATCAAAGAGAAGCGGCGGCCGTTATGCGGCTAGGTGTGAGCTGTATGTTCGGCCCGGAAATCATCAGCCGCACTGATCGAGACGGCGGCTACATCGAAACACTGATGCCGGTGCATGGTGAGGTGTACTACCGCAGCTGCGTCGGTGGTACATGCCGCTACTCGAGCGACCTGTGGCAGGCCGAGCTCTACCTAGACCACCTGCTCGCACACTGATGCTGCGCGACGTGCTGGTGCTGGTGCTCGAGTATTGGGCGACGTGCCTGATCGCGCTGTGGGTGTGCAGCCGGATCCTGCCGTAGCGTGATCGTGTTCCCGCTCACCCAGTGCGAACCAATCGGACAGGGCGGTCGCTGCGCTGCAGGACGATGCGGGTTCAAGTCCCGCCTGGGTGCTGATTGAAGCGGC